TTTTAGATCGAGCAACAGCACATTTTCGTAATCAAATCAATGGTGAAATGAAATCAATAGAAGTTCCAGAATGGGAAACAAAAGTCTATTTCAAAACATCAACTAATTTGAGAGAAGAAGGCCGTATTCTTGAATTTAGTCAAGCAGGTAAAAGCGTAGAAGCATTGGTTGAAAGCCTAATTGTTCGCGCTCGTAATGAAGATGGTACAAAGATGTTCAGTCAAGCTGACAAGGCTGTACTATTGAATGAAGTAGACCCAAAGGTATTGATTCGAATTGTCGGTGAGATCAATCAAGTTAACATTGATCTTAGTGAGGCAGAAGTAGAAAAAAACTAAAAGGCGATCCAGACCTACTCTTTGCCTATAGACTGGCCAAAGACCTGGGTCGCACAGTTAGTGAAATACTTGACATGTCTACAGTAGAATTTGCAGGCTGGGCCGCATTCTACAAGATGGAAGCAGAAGAGATTAAGAAAATGTATAAAGGATAACACATGGCAGATACCACAGCAAATATCAAAGTTGTTGTCGACGACAGTCAGGCTAGTAGAGCCCTGGGCAACCTTCAGAACAGTCTTAAATCTCTTGCTGCCGTGACCTTAGGCGGCAAACTGACCAATGAACTATTTGAATTAGCCAGTGAAGTCAGTACGCTTAATCAGAAACTATTGGCAGTCAGTGAAAGCACAGGTGCTGCCAATCATTCATTTGATGTATTAACAGGTGTTGCTTTAAAAACAGGTCAAAGCCTAGGTGGTACTGTTGATCTATTTCAGAAATTAAGCAACAGTTCAGTATTTGTTGGCTCAAGTACTGAAGCATTGGCTGGCATTGTTGAACGCTTTAACCAAACATTGGTACTTAGTGGTGCCAGCAGTGAAGGTGCTCGTTCAGCTCTATATAACTTTGCACAGGCCATGCAGAATGGTACTCTACAGGGCAATGACTATCGTGACATGTTGGAGAATAATGGCGTCTTCCTAAAGGTTCTACAAAAACAATTAGGTGTTAGTTCTACTGAACTTAAGATGATGTCTCAAGAAGGTCGTCTAAGTGCTGAAGTAGTTGCCAAGGCCCTATTATCAGCTGATGATGTTGGTAAGAAATTTGCCAACACTACCACAACGCTAGGTCAAGCTATGGAAAATCTCAAGACACGCAGTCTTGAAGCCATGAATAACTTTGATCGTATGACCAATGTTACAGGTATCCTAGCTGATGCTATTCAGTTTGTTGGTGATAATATTACAGGTATTCTAATTGCCGCTGTGGTTGCTCTAGGGGTTGTATTCAGTGGTACTATCGCGGCCATGAGTCCTTTTATTGCTCTTGGTGCTGCCATTGTAGCAGGTGTAGTGGCCATTGGTTATGCTATTCAAAAGTTGATTAACTTTATTACAGCCGCTGGCAGCATATGGGAAGGTTTTGTTGCTGCCATGGATGCCGGTATTGGTAAGATTGCCAATATGTTGGGTATCAATTATAAGTTAAGTGAAAGTACTATCAAGGTCACTGAAAAACTAGCTGAATCACAAGACAAGGTCAATAAAGCCGCTAATACAGGTCTTGTTACTACGCATCAGCGTAATGAAGCTGCCTTACAACTTGATAAAACTCTAACACGACAGTTAGAAACACAAAATGCCATTGCCGCAATTGATATGAAATCAAATGGCTTGGTTAGCATTCAACTTGAAATTGAAAAAGCCATTGCCCAAGAGCGTGCCAAATATGTTAACACAGGCGAATCATTAACCAAACAACAAGAACAACAGATTGCACAGGCTACTCGTAGTAAAATATTAGCTAGTGAAAATGTTTCAATACAAAAAGAATTACGTGATCTAGAAGATAAAAGATTATTAGCTACTGTTGGCAATGCTGATCAACATCAAATTCTCACTGAAATGTTAAAATTTCAACGACAATATAGTGGTGAGACTGCTGACAAATATATGGTTCAATATGAAACACTATTGAAACAAACACAAGAATTAGAAACACAAAGTAAATTAAGAGATCTATTCCGTACAACTCCAACACAAGGTGAAATTGCCACAATTGGAACTAATGCTATTCAAAATACTCAACGCGGTGTTTCAATTGATTATCTAAAAGAAGTCAATATCATTAAGAAACTTAATGATATGAAATTGATCAATGATACTGAATATGCTAATGCTAAACTATTATTAGACCAAAAAGTCCTTGAAAGCGAATTAGCATTAGATCAAAAAATTGCTGATGCTCGTTTAAAACTAGCTGGTGTTACCAATGATGCTATCTTAACTGCTGTTAAAGATCAAATGAAGAATGTTCAAATGATTCAAAATGGTGGTGTTGCTGGATTCCAAGGCATGTTAGGCGCCATTGACAATGTCATGTCCAGCATGTCAGCACAGAACCGCAAGGCATTTGAAGCACACAAAGCCTTGGCAACTGCACAGGCTATTATATAAACTTACCAAGCGGCTGCTGAAGCTATTGCATTCCCTCCAGGACCTCCACTGTCATTCATCTATGTTGCTGGTGCTATTGCCGCAGGTATGGCACAGGTGGCTGCAATTCAAAGTCAAACTTATTCAGGTAAGGCTGTTGGTGGATCAGTTAAAGGCAATAGTCCTTATATTGTTGGTGAACAAGGTCCAGAGATGTTTGTTCCAGCAGGATCAGGCACTATTGTGCCCAACAGTGAATTAAGAGGCGGTGGTGGTCCAGTTAATGTTAACTTTACCATTGTGGCCAATGACAGCCAAGGATTTGATACTCTGCTGACACAGCGCAGAGGCATGATCACTCAAATGGTCAATGATGCAATGCTAGAAAGAGGACAAAGGATTATATAATGAGTGGCACTTATCCATTTACACCGGTCTTTGAAACCGTTAACTTCAAAATAAACACTCCTACCCTGACCAGTGAAACACTCAGTGGCAAGCGTAGACGTGTCGGTATGGGACATAGTTTTTACACATTCTCTGCCAAGTACTCCAATGTTAGACCCTATGACTTTGGTGTTGTCACTGGATTTATTGCCAGTCAATATGGCGCATTAGAAAGTTTTCAGATTGTTGTGCCCGTGATCAGCTTCAGTAAAAGCCCTACACCACCTAGCACAACTCCTGCTACCACAGCTGATTTGCCCATTGGTAACAATTCAATTGCCCTAACCAATTGTGGCAATGCCAAGATGGTCTTGGCCGCAGGTGACTTTTTTAAGTTTGCCAATCATACCAAAGTCTATATGTGTGTAACTGACTGTGTTTCCAATAGTTCAGGTGTTGCCACTCTTTACTTTAGTGGTAGTGCTGTTACAACAGTGCCTAGTGGTACTGCATTGACCATCACACAGGTTCCATTTACAGTTATCCTTGATGGTGATGTTCAAGAATATACAGTTGGTACAAGAGGCGTCAGCACCATGACAGTTAACTTTAGGGAAGTTTGGTAATGAAGTCATATCCAAATACCACACGTGACGAATTCTATCGCGATAAATTTATTGCTGTAGACCTAGTACAAATTGACCTATTGGCCACTGATGATGTAACACCAGCAACACTGAGATTGTGTTCAGGTGGATTTGATGTGGCATGGGGCGGCAATACCTATACAGCACAAGGTGACTTTATTGGTTTCTCAACAGTATCAGAAGAGTTTGATGTCAAGTTAGGCAAGTTTTCGATCTATCTAAGTGGTGTAGGCAATGGCTTCGTAAGCAAGTTTACCAAAACACATTTTGAAGGTCGTAGAGTTAAGATTTACAAGGCCTTTCTTGATTTCGATCCAATGACATTAGATATTATTGATGATCCTATCCTAATATTTGATGGCGTAATCTATAATGTCAGTATTGTTGAATCCAATATCACTTGTCAAATTACTGTTGATTGCTCGACTCTATGGGCTGACTTCGAAAGAACCGTTGGACGTAAGACTAACAATGGTAGCAATTGGTTGCTACAAGGTAAAAGTCTTGACACCTGTTTTGAAAAATCTGGGTATGTAGGTAATACAGAATTTTTATGGGGCAGATTGGCCAAATGATTGTAAGAAAAATGTTAGCTCAAGAATTAGATTCAACGATGATCTTGTTCAACTACTATCGCGATGAAGCTATTCAAAGTATTCCCCGCATAGCGGAAGAGTATGATGAGGATTCTATGGTGGAAACTGTTAGAACCCACGCCAGCAAGTATCAGTACTGTTGGTTTAATGCTCTAGAGGGCCAACGCCCTGTGGGATTCATTGCTGGTTATATCACGCAATGTCCGTGGAATAAACAAATTATCACAGCCAACATCAGTTTTATCTTCATGTTAGAAAGTCATAGATCAATGGAAAACTTCCGAGCACTTATGATTGAGTTTACTGGTTGGGCTCGTATGATGGAAGCTACTGAAATCACAGCAGGCGATATTGGTATTAATTTTGATCGTAGTCGTAGATTGTACGAACACCTAGGGTTTAAAGAACTCTTAATCATGACTAAGGAATAAACAGATGAGTAAGGTCTTTCAAGCCGTCGGTGATGTAATCGGTGGCGCAGTCAAAGCAGTTGGCGATGTTATCACAGGTGTTGTATCAGCTGTAGGTAAGGTTGTTGCCAGTGTTGTCAACTTTGTCATAAGCCCATTCATGAGCCTGTTTGGTGTACCAGACATGCCCGGTGCTACTGCTGAAGCAGAAAGACAACAAGGTGTACTATTTCAACAACAGGGATCTAACATCAATGTGCCCATAGTCTATGGATATCGCCGTATGGCAGGTACTGTAGTCTATGCAGAAACTGGATCAACTAACAACAAATATCTATGGGTTGCCTATGTGTTTGCTGAAGGTCCAGTTGAAGGTATTCACCAATTGCTCATTGATGATAACCAATTGCCTGACACTATTGTTGGTAACCTAAACGCAGGACAGACCGTGGACATTACCACTGGCAAATACGCGGATCGTGTTCAACTACAGTGGTTCCCTGGTGTTTACTTTTTCAATGATCCCCTAGGATCTAACATTGGTACCAACAGTATTCTTAAAGAAGCACCAAGTTGGAAGACCAGCAACTGCTTCAATGGTCTAGCTGTGCTGTTTGCTCGCTATGAATGGAAAGAGATTAAAACACAAGCTGATGCTGACAACAATCCATTCTCTGGCAATATCCCCAAGGTACAAATTGACCTATTGGGTATGAAGGTATCCAGTCTGACAGTAAATGATCCTGCAGGTCAAGGTGAAT